CTCAATACAGAATTACCCCAACGGAAGTCGTTGTCATTGTAGGTTGTAGCAGATGAATCTGCCTTGCCGTAGCTGTAGATCACATTGTTAAAATGTCTTTCAGAAAATTGTGTTATGTTGGGCACAGCAAGATTGCTGGTAAACATTAAATTGCCTTTTATAGTGGCTGCATCACCAAATGCTGGAAAAGAGTTGCTGGTGTTGGTGTAATTGTCTAGATTGGCTGCGGTAAAATCATCACCCAATATTACTTCACCGGTGCCATTGGGTTCTATCACAATGTTACCATTAGATGTGGATGTAATCTTATATCCACCCACTTTTAAATTACCACCCAGTGTTGGGTCAGTATCTGCTGATACAGAAGCAATACCTGTGGCTGCCGCGGCAATAGTAATTGTATTGGCATCTGTTCTTGTTACTGTAACATTCGTTCCACCAGCAATTTTAACATCATCTGTTCCTGCGGCTGAATCTGTTAATCTTAAATTAGCACCACCAGACACTGTCTCTGCTGATATAGAATAGGTAGTGTTGGTATCTGTGCCTGCGATAGTGATAGTGTCTGTGGTTGCATTGGTTGTAATTGAAATATTGCTACCAGCGGCTAATGTTAGAGTATCTGTGGCTGTGTCTGCTACCACTGAGCTTTGACCTGCCACTGCTATGGTTTGAAATATGCTTTGTGCTTCTGTGCCAGTGATGGTTATGGTATCTCCAGAAACTGCTGTGGTTATGTTGCCTGCTCCTGCAATCTTGAATGTTTCTCCATCTGATATTAGAGTGCCTGTAGAATCATCTCCCACTAAAGTTATACCTGAAGATGTATCTGTGGCTAATTCAAATCTTCCTGATGCTGTGCTGTATTTTAAAATTTGGTTATTGGTAGGACTGGCTATATTAAACATATCGATAATGTCATTGACATTATCCACGTTTTGTTTCAATTCCGGTCTTGCTAATCGCGGCGAATCTGTGCCTTGATCTAAATATGTGGTTGTTGCTTTGGTTGTGGGCCAAGTGGTCATTTAATAGTTTCCTTTGTGTTATTTAATTGATTTGTTCGATTATTAAACATAATGTTATGCAAATGCTTTCGATAGAGTTCCAATGTAATTAGTGCCATCGTTGAATACAGTTACCACGTCAATTGAACTGGCAGCAGTGCTGAGTGTTTTAGATCCACCTGCAAATTTAACAGCACCCGATGTGGCAGTGCTGAATGTGGCAGTTCTTGATCCTGTGCCATCTTGTGTGATAATAAGAGTAATGGTCTGTCCTGTGCTTAAATTCGTCAAAAAGAAGTCAGTGTTGATTGCCAGTGTTACTGTATGCACCGGTGCAAGATCGCAGTCCACTGTGATGGTGGAACTGGATGTTAGTGCATTGATTTTTTCAAGATATCGTTCCAGTGTGCCGATGCGTGATAGATAGGTATCATTGTCAGCATAGAAAGCATATTTGTTAGTGGCCTGTGAGTTGTCCAACACTCGGAAAGCATATTCATTGGTAATAATTTCTGTTCCTGCTCCTGTGGCTCGTGTGCCTGTGTGGACAAATCCCATGGCATTGGTCACCGTGGTGGTTCTGCCCGTGGCTGCCTGCACAGAAGTGTATCCTGTAAAATTTACAGAGTTGGTCACAGTGATATTGCCCAAGTCATTGGTAGAATCACCAATTTGAAGGAATGATGATATGCCTGTGGCTTCAGGGTTTGTGGCTGTGGTAGCTGTTAAATTTTTAACGTAGGCCTGTCCAGAAAATCCCACTGCCTGTCCTGTGTAATTGGCCACCGATGAATCTAATCCAGCATAAGTGGCACTTATGCCTGCAAGATCCAGATGTGATTCTGCTTGTAGAGCTCTAAATGATGAATTGGTGTTGCCTAGATTGGATGCTCCTGCCAGTGTGGTTCCCAATCCAAATGTTGCACCATAATGTCTTGTGGTGGCAGTGGGAAGATCATAGGTTCTTAAACCTGTGTGACTGAATGATCCGGAATTGAGATATCTATTTCTTACTGCTCCTGCTCCTTTAGCAAATACTACACCATCCCAGTCGTTGATTCCAATTCTAATTCTACCTTGATCAAATGTGGTATTCACAGATGCTCCCAGTGCGGGTTTGATTTGAATATTACCTGCTGTGGTATCACCAATAGTAATTGAAGGCGAATTGGCCAATGTATTATTTGTGGATAGTATTAAATCTCCTGTGCCATTGGTAGTGATTGTGGCATCTGTATTACTATCTCCAATTCTTAGGGTATCCATGTCCACATTTAGATTACCTGTGCCTGTGCTTGATAATGTGATATCTGCATTGGTTGTGCCTGCTGATATAGTGGTTCCTGTGATCACAAGATCACCTGTGCTGCCACTTCCTCCACTCACAGTGGTCCAACTGAGAACACCTGCACCATCGGTAGTCAATACTTGACCATTGGAACCATCTGTGTTGGGCCAGGTATGAATATCTAAAATAATATTTCCTGTGCCATTGGGCAATATTGAAATGGATTGATTTGTTGTTTGTGCTGATATTGTGGTTTGTCTCACATATAATTCATCTAATATCACAGCACCATCAGGAGTTAAAGCAGAACCATCATCCTGATTCCTTGCTGGTTTTAATTCAATATCTCCATATCTGCCTGTGGTGGCAAATGGTTGGCCGTGCAATTTAATAAAAGGTTCGCGATCATCGTGAAGATCATTGAGATCAAAACAACTCAACACTAAATCTTTATCTTGTGCTGTGGTTAAAATTGCTTGTGTATCATCACCATACAATCGAGTGATTCTGGCATCCAACACGATGTTATTGGTGCTGTCTTCTGTGCCGGCTTGATTGGTGTATCCTGCTCCCAACAATAAATCTCCTTCACAAGTGATTGCATTGATTATGCCTCCGGTGCTGATATAATCACTGGGTCCAATTCCGCCATGATAGGTGTTGTCATAGGCCAGGATGTCTCGAAACACAAGATCGGTTGTGCCACCACTTGAGCCTTGAAGACCAATAGTTGTTCCAGTGGTTGAGATTGTGGTGCCTGCGAATGACAGATCACCTGTAGATGCAGAAGATGTAATAGTGATAGTATCTGTGGTTGCATTGGTGGTCAATGTTATACCTGTGCCGGCTGCCAGTGTTAAAGTATCTGTGGTTGTGTCTGCCACCACATTGGATTGTCCTGCCACTGCTATGGTGCTGAATGTGTTAGCTCCTGTAGCACTGGCTGAAACTGTGATAGTGCTGCCAGAGGCTGTAATTGTGGCTCCACCTGCACCTGCAAATTTTATTGTGTCTCCTGCCTTGATATCTATGCCTGTGCTGTCATCACCCACAATACTGAATGACTGATCTCTTAAATTTAAAAAATTACTATCCAGCTCGTTGTTCGTCAATGCCGCACTTTTGGGCAGTGTGTCTGTGCTGACTGTGCTGGTGGATATACCTCGTGTGGTTAGCTTGGCGCGATTGGGCACTTATTTCTCCAAAATTTTGTATGCCAATATTTAGCGATACACGGTCACAATGCCGACTTTTTCATCACAGATGATGAGATGATTACCTTCTGCTGTGACCACTGCGATCCTCCAACCACCCTCAGGATCATACACAGTCTCCACAGTGTAGGGATTTTCTATGCCCAAATGATTTAAAATGTCAGTGGGCAGTGTGCGATGATCTGTGACCAATTGGTGCTGATGGGTTTTCACTGATTTAGTATGCTTCTGCCTGCGGCATCCAACACGTCTGTGGGTTCAAAATGATCCACATCTAAATATTCATCTCCACGTGGTGTCTGTCGAGTAACTCCTGTGCCCACCAGTGTATAACCATCCTGTAGCAACATCACTCTGTGTGCCCATTGTGCTGTGTCCCAGTTGTCCATCACAGGGTCTATGAAACTTCTTCCGCCCTGCAATTTTCCCAACTCACCAATGTCCACTGACAGCTCATGATAGAAAGAACCTGGATTGCTAGATGATGGCAGTTCGGGTCCTATGCCTGTGATGTAGATCCTGGCTGTGGGATTGGCCACTGGATCGGGTCTGCGTGCTTTTCTTTTATTTTTTGTCATTGTCTGTGTCCTTGTCATCATATCTTCTCCATCTCTTGCCCTTGTATCCTCGCAGTTTGTATTGTTCCATGGCCTCTCGTCTACGCTCCAACTCGTGTGGTGGTAGATAGGTTCTGTGTCCGGCTTTGCGAGCCGTGACCACATCACTCCTGCGAACAGCGATTACATTGTCATTGGTCCAAGGCAGGGTTCTGTCTCTTCTACCCAAATTGTATGCATCTCTGCCGCGGCCTAGACGGTCCTTATGCGGCAATAGAGTGTCTCTGTAGACTTCCCAAGTGACTGACCAAGCCTGTCTCCAATAACGAGCTTGATTCCTCGCCAGCAGAAATCCTCTCCACAATCGGTGATGATCTGGGTCAGGACCTGAAGTCCATCGTTTGGGGAATGACCTGCCTCTCAATGGTGAGGGTCGGCCCCGCAGTGGTGATGGTGTGCCGGGCAACGGCCCGCCCGTGCGTTTAATTTTTATAGTTTTCATCCGAGTATTTATAGTATATACAGAAATCCGCCCCTGATCAAGAGTCTGTGATGAAATAGTTTACCACGGTGGCTGGCACATCACTGGGACCAATATGGGTCAAAGTGCGTGTGGTGAGACCCCACACTGAGTCTTGTCGTCGCAACCATGCACGGGTCTGCTTGGCGATCACCTGGGCCATGTCACGGTCCAGTGGTGGAGCGAACCCCTGTTGTGACAGTTCCTTGCTGAACTGCAGGATCGCTCGCTGTTTGACCTTGTGTATCTGCTGTGCCAGGTGCCATTTGCCCTGCAGGATATCCCAGGTGTGTGCGGCTGATTGGGCATAGGCCTCCAGAGCCTTGATCACGTGGTGGCGAGCCATCTTGATCAATTGTTGCTGTCTGAACTCTGGCAAACTGCGGCAATAATTTTTGGTCATATAACAATTATAGCACGATCCTGCACTGTGTCAATCTCCGACACTCTGGTTTTTTAAGGAGAAAATTTTTGAGTCAGGCGATTGGATGCCCTGAGAGCCCTCCGGGCCAGAGGCTAGAACTCCAGCAGGGAGTGCTGGGTGCTCGGAATATTTAAGGTGTCTGGTTTTGCTTGACGAAAAATTGGAGCAGTGGGGAGGTTGGTTATACTCAATATTTATATTACCCCAATTCTATAGAAAAAATTATAAACACTATGCAAAACCATAGCCACCAAAAGGACGGGGGCACCCTTTACCAAAGTAAAAACCTTTTCACCACCCACCTCCACCATGGTGAATCTTTCTCTCACCATCCTGAGTCAACCTCCACCACCACCCCCACCATCCCTAATGGTTCATATGGTGCACAAAGATCCAGATAGGAATAGTCAGCCACATGGAAGAGTAGGATAAGATCCGCTCTGTTCCTTTATACAACTGTAGGTTGTAGGCCTATAGGCCTACGTAGGCCTACACCCCCGGCTCCCGACTCTGAACACTGTGTCAACCTCTATGTTACCATTCACACGGTGTGGCCACCCTATAGCCATCACTGAGGCCGCGGGAACAATTACAAGTTGTATCCGCGGTGGAATTGGTGGAAAAGTGTTCTAGAACAATGACTTAGCGGTGGCCTGCGGCCCCTAGGGTGCTCTATCCTGGCTCAGATTGGTGGGTGAATGGTGGTGGTAGAGTGGATTAGCGGTGGCTTGCGGCGGGAAATGGGTATATATTTTGTGGTTTTGAAGTAGAGTGACACAAGGGGTGTATTACCGAGTGCAAGCCTTTATACCTGTAAACTTATCTCCACCGTTGTAAAGGTCTTATACACCGTTTAAACCGCTCTCTACACGGGTTCAATCCTGCTCAAATACTCGTGTAATTCACTGTGTTTGCTATGCTCTTTTGACTATCCAACTCCACCCAGCACTGCGTCCATTCCAACTCATGCCTTGCACGTTTCTAGTGCCCGTTTTGTGTGTTCCTCCGTGTTTGGAACCATACCCTATCATTTTCCAACTAAGACCATGTTTGTGTAGCAATTGAACAATGTTTTTGTATCCTGTGACTCGATATTCCTTATGTGGATGATTTACCAACCAAATGAACTTTTCGTTGTATCGTTTTTTGGCAAGATTGTTGTTTTTTATGTTTTCGTATGTTTGAAACAAATCAATTATTTTTCTTCCAGTTTTGGAAGGACCTTTGAATATTTTTTGATTGCAGGGTTCCCACACTATGTTAAAACGAGCTCGATATATTGCCGAAGGTGGTATAAGACCTCTGTTGGTCTGTGATTGGAACTGCTGATCATAAAAACTTAATAGGTCATTGCCCGGACTTCTTAACACAATTTCAGTGTCATACAGTTCGTGCCACAGTCGCAATCGATCATGATAGTATGCTTCTCCCACGTGATGCAGGCCATCGATGCCCTTCTCTATGGCTGCCACGTGCTCCACTGATATTGCATATTTCCGTGCTATCTTTTTTCTATTTTCCATTCCTCTGTGTGGTCCTAGGCAGGCATCCACAATGTCGCGATAATCGCTGGGTTTTAGTCGAGCCCTGCTGGAATTGAATATAGAATCGATGAACTGTGTTTTGTTCTCTTCGTGCCATTGTTTGGATTTTTGACGAATTTTGTCTCGATGCTGAGCAGACATAACTGGTTTATAGATAGTTTTTAGATTGAGATCTGCAGGTATCAGTGAATGATTACCTGTAGGGACAGTATTTTTACGAGACATAGACGCTGTGATTAGTCTCCCCAAACGAAGGAATTGACTTGGAATGCCTTGGTTTTCCAAGACTTGGGATAATTTAATATGTCATCTGCGATGTTTGTGGCAAATCTTGGAGTTATGTCCAACAGATTGTCATAATCTGTGTGGAAGAAATCCAACACCATTTTTTGGATTTTTTTTGAATATCCACCTTTTTTCTTCATGCAGTTCTTGCCCAATATATCATATTGATCTATGAGATATCGAGTCCAGTGATATTTCTTCTCTTTGTCCCAATCCAGCACGATAGGACTTAATCTTCCTCCTGGTCCTACCAGCGGTGCCATATGAGTTCTTAATTTTTTAGTTTTTAATATCGTTTCCGGTGATTCGTTGGTTATCCAAATGATATTACCCCAAAATTCAAAAGTATTAGGTATCTTGTTTTCTATCATATAACTTGTGGGTTGTTTGGTCCATTTTATTACCCTAGGTTTATAAGTGTTTTCTGTGGCGGCTTTTAATAGAGTTAAAATAGTTGTGGCTTGAGAATTATAGACAAGATCAAAATCATCTAGGCAAATAATTCTATGTGGATTTCTATTAAAAAATAGAGTATAATAGAATCCAATGGCACTAAGATTAGCTCCTTTAAAGGATTCCCAACTGGCTTTGGAATCATTCAATGCTTTTTCCACTGTCTCTGATTTACCAATACCAGGGGGGCCCAGCACCGCAATACCTTTGCTTGAATCTAAATTTTTTGTAAATCCACATACCCTATCATATATGGTATCCATTTGATTTTTACAAAATGATGTTATTTCTTTTTCTCTTTGTTTTAATTGTGTGGGTGTTATTACCCTATCAGATTTAGGTATAACAAATTGATTTAATTGCATTTTTCATCCTCCTTAAAAGATTACTGTTGTTATAGATTATATTTTCTATTTGCTAATTTTAACAGATATTACAAATACGTCAACCAGGAAAAAAGTGTTCTATTTCAAGGGCTTAACAGGATTGTTTTTTAGCCACTGTTGCTCTATCTTCGTTTGTTCTGCTCTTCTATTGGTATAACATCCTAGGCACACAAATCTTCCTGCAGTCTCGTGCCATTGCAGTGTGGTATTTGGTAAAGAACATTGAGGACAGTTATCCATGATATCCATACAGCACATCGTTGGCCACTTTGTGCAGTCTCCTGTATCCTTGAGATTCCAAATACTGATGTAGATCCTGTTTGTTTTGTCCCAATCGCCGCAACACTGTGTTCTTGGCTTCCACACTGATGAAAGGATGATCTCTTTCCATAATATTTCGAGCTCCTTTTAGAATGGGCAATTCCCAACCTTCTGCATCTATTTTAATATATGATATTGTGGGCAACGCCTGCTGATCCAGAGTTTCCACAGGAATACTGCGTGAATGTGCCGAGTTCTCCGAGCTGATGTGACTATTGCCCGATGCTGTGGCATCATACAGTATGGACAGTGTGCCTGCTCGATCACTCAATCCTATTTCTCGTAGGTGATAATTGTTTTTTGTCATATTTCGACGATAACACTCTGCTAATTCTTTTATGGGTTCATAAGCATACACATGATCAAAACATTCTGCAAGACGGCGACTCCACAATCCTATGTGAGCTCCCACATCCACTGCCGCACCTCCTGAGTGATGCTGTAATACAATATTTAGAAATTCTGTCTGTTGTTGCTTTTGATAGGCATCCTCCGTCATGTCGGCCTGGATGGTATTTTCTTCTGTGGGCATATACCAGCCGCCTATTCGTTTCATATTATTCTTTTCTCCACTGTGGCAGATGGGGGTGTAGGTTAATACGATCCTGTATGGTTCGGCGAGCAATATCCAAAATCATCTGCATATCCGCTGATGGGTCTTTTTTTTGTTCTTCTGCTATGACCTCTAATAATCGTTGCAATGAAGCTAGATAGAGTGCATTCATTATACCAAATCCTGTTCTGCTTGTTCGATGGGTTGATCTGTGGATAGGCATATGGCCCATCTTTCCGCCTCTATTCGTGTGGTCACACTGTGAATGTGATCCACAGCCAGTATCCAATGTTCTCCTGCTCTGGCTGTGAATTCTGCTGATATCGTCAATTCTCGGGGATCGTATAGATGTCCTGTGGTTTGATTACGCACCTGTCGCTGTGTTAAAGTTTGTTGTCGTTGAGAGTGGAAATGAGTCACAGCATCCGCTGTGTCACCATAACAATTCACCACTGTGCGAACATCTGAATCGGTGTGTGGTGGTATAGAGGTATTAATGGTCATGAGACTCATGCTCCATCTATCTCGTCTCGCAGGTTTTATCAAGTGCCACAGCACATGATCCTGTGCCATGCTCCAGTAACGAATGCCTCGATCCGCTCCCTCTTCGGTATATTGTTGTAGCAATTGACCGGTGTGGGGTCTTTGTGGTATCCAATTGCTGGTTAATTTTCTAAACATCATAGTTCTATGTCCGAAATTAATTGTTGTATCTCTTGGTGAGTGAATCCTGATCGTCTCAGCTCTGCTAGACTCATGCGAGCCAGTGCATAATATACCGCACGAGGATCACGATCTGATCCCATCTCTTCCTGCATGATGCGGAATGCTCGGATGCCAAAGTCAAAACCGGCAGATCTTCTAGCTCGTTCTGCTGACTTTGCCAACTGTCGTTGTTGTTGGCGTCTGTGGTTTCGATATTGATTTAGATCTATTATCTTGCCCATATTTCCTGTTGTAATCTCTGTAGAATTCTCGTTCTCTTAATTGTATCACTCGATCCCAGTTATGAGTGGTGCTGATCTTATCCATTCTGTAATCTCTGTTCTATGCTGTCTTCTGCAACCTTTAGTATGGCCATCATCACAGGATCGGTGCCATAGGTAATTTTACGCTCTTGAATGCCCTTCAGCAACTGTTCTAATAATATTCTATACAATGGGTCCATAAGTTCGAGTGGCTCCATCGTTCTTTATAAAGTTCCACTTGCGGGAGAACGTTACGATGGAGCCGATATACGGGGTGTATTAAACTATGCCAGTTTGAAGTCCCGCACATGAATATTTAATGTCGGACTCAAAAAAGGTTGCTCTTTTTGGGTCAAGTCATATATATTTGTGATTAGGCTAGAACAGGCACAATAAATTTCTCTTTTAGGCAATACCTTTGGACAACCTTTACCAAGAGTTTAGATCACCCTCAGATTGATCAGCAATGGTTGTAGAGCGACACAGTTAGGCAAGGACTGTATAAACAAATGAGCAGTAATGTTGATGCACTTTGGAAACTTTTGTGCATCATACTTTTTACACTATAACTTCAAGTTCGGCAATTCACCTGCTGTGTAAAAAGACGGAAGTGGTCTCCCTTAACAGGTTGGTTAGATATGCAAACCCTTAACCATAATAGATTGATGTTGTGAATCTCACTGAGAACTTGCTAAAAGTTCTCTTGGCCAAACTGATAATGAGGAGATGATATCTAATATACAATGCCACTCTTTTTTACACATACCATCGCAGTGGTATCGCAAAGATTCTTTAATACCACTCACACCATCGCAGTGGTATCGCAAAGATGGTTGTTAATAAGAAACACACATGATGGATAATAATAAGAAATACTCACCATGGATAATATTAAATTTCATACATCCATGGATACTGATTTCTTATTAATGCGGAGTTTTCTATTATTTTATTATTTGGGCTATTTCTGATCAAAAACGATTCTGGTTGCTTCTTTGCGGTGGTATTGTTATAATTTAATCATATGCCATATTATACTATAGATTCTCCGGATGTGTATCTTACTCGGCACGACACTGTGTTAAAAGGAGAGAGATCATTACGATATCATTGTGCTGTGTGGTGGAGTGACACAGATCCTCGTAACTATTCAGAATGGTTGGATCACTGGGATGGAGCACAATTTCGAGGTGCCACTGTTTCTCTAAAAGAATTAGAATACGTTTATCTAGAAGATCGCAAAATTTACATTCCAATCAAACGTGCTGTGGATTACGGAGATGTGCATTCTTATAAAGATAGACGATGGTGGACACGCAACAGAGAAGGATTCTACACAGATTCCAAAGGTGCAGGGCATTATGCAGGACACTATGAAGATTACGCACAAGCAGTGGCAGAATCCTGTTGGACAGAACTGCAAGATGCTGTGAATAGCCGTTGGAAATAACACTCACTTTTTTTACAATAAAATAGATACAGAGATAAATATTAGTGGTAGCAGGTTTTCTAGTCTGTTATAGCCATATGATGATCCTTTAAGCCTGCTACCCTTTACCAAAATTTCATTTAAATAACTGTGAGCGAGCATTCCCACTTCGTGTCATTGCGAAGTTCTCCGTGCTCGCTCGCGATCTTAGGATTGTTTTGCTGGTGGTCTTCCGCGACCAAAGTTCTTCATGGGCTGATTGCCTCGCACTCTAAACCGCTCGCCATCTCGTTCTACGGTTTTCCAATAATAGATTACCACTTTCTCGATGCCCTTTTTTAACTCAAAGTCACAGTGATGATGACTACCATTTAAACAAGCACCATAATGACCCAAAGTGGCACCTAGGCTGTGCTTTTCGCTCTTGGTTAATTTCTTTTTATTCTTGAATCTAATTCTACGTAGATCGTTGACACAATGGAATTCTCCCAAGCCCTCTAAGATACTATAAAATTTTCGAGGATTCATTATGCAATTACCGTGTGTGGTGATGCACTGGCAAAGGCACTTCTGTTGTTTAATTCATTACGAGCGGCCACTCGCACGTTGTAAATGGTGCCCAGTGTAACCGGTGTGACATAGAATTGTGTTCTTGTGGTGAATCCAGCAATGGTGTAAACAGAATCTGTGCTCTTCTTGTATTCAATCACATAATCTCTCACAAAAGGATCTGTGGTAGCAGTCCAAGTTACATTTAATCTTTTGATTGTGGCATCTGATTCCACATATCCTGTGCCATAAAACACATCTTCGGCAGCACCCGAGGCCACTGTGACTGAGGTAGGAGCCACCACCAATTCTGGATTGGGTAAACTTAATGTGGGACGAGTAATATCTGCATCTTTGGCATTCACAGCATAGGCCGAAGGTTGATGTTCAAAGCCACCCACTAAAATATCACTCTCTTCATTGATACGAATATCTGTGATACGAAATATACCATCTAATCCCAATCGAGTATTGATCACTCTAAATAGATCACCCACTGTCATGTTGGATCCTGCCATGTTAGTAGCAATGGAAATCTGCTTGGCATTACGACTTCTTTTTACAAATACTTGAGCATATTGTAGAGCCTGTTCGCGACTGGCTGTCATGGTTAGTGTTATGCTTTTTTCCAATCTCACACCATCTGCGGCAAGATAAGCTGTGTCATCCGCAGATCCTTCTTCGGGCCATATTACCTCGTTGGGTTGATAATCACTGAATGAATCCACGTATGTTATACGAGCTCGATTACAACGAGTCTGCTTGGAATCTCCTGTGATAGAAATACCTCCTACCATGGTATCATCGGTAGCAGTGAATACCACAGCCGGATCTGAAGGTGTAGCAGTGATATCTGTGTCATCACCACCATGCTCAATCTTTAACACATATTTGCCCTGTTGATAAGGCATGATGCCTCGGAAAGAAGTCAATATCAATTTTACGTTGTCCATTAAACTCTGTCCTGTGTCTATAACTGCATCAGCTGTGAATGCTTTGCCTGTGGTGCTGTCTGTGTAACTGATAACTTGATCACAAAGAGTGGCCGCTGTTTTAAAACTATCCCAATCAAAATAATCATTTTGTAATCCTTTACCGTAACGACTGTTCCTCATATAATCTAATAATACATTCACAGGATTGTTGCTGAACACCGCAGTTTCCGAGGCATAAGCAGTGTCATGTGGAGATCCTGTGGATCCCAGTGTGGTAGCATTGAATATCTTTTTACCCTGCACGGTGACCACAATTCTTGGCACACCACCACCATATGGATTGTTGTTGGCATCATCATTGCTTTCAATTTTCTTCCAACGAAATTTACAAGCGATGTAGGCCAATCCACTCAACTTGTGATCTGTGGTCCAGCCCGGTGCTTCTTGCAACAGAGTAGATGATATCTGATCATCTCTGCCATCAAAGAATTGCACTTCCAATCTAGATTCACTGGCATATTGTCCTGATGTGGCAAATGATCTTACACCGTGTGAATAATCTCCCACAGTGACCACGTTGTCATCAATTAATAATTTTGTATAACCATTTACCTGTCCTTCACTCAACACATAGGCCACATATAGATATTCATTACTGCCCGATCCTGTGGATACAAATACTCGAATACCTCCCACTGGTCTTGTGCCATAAACCACAGGTATATCTGCAATGGCAGAATCTTTATTGACCAACACACCTTGAATACTTTCAGCTGAATTGGCACTGTAATCTGGAGCATCAAAATCCAATCCAAAACTGCCTGTGAATACACTGGTTATACCTCTAATGACACCAGTAAAAAAGTTTGTTATTGGTTTAACCACGTGTTTTTTGACCCAACCCATTATATCACCTCCCTAAGATAGTGCTCACCTATTTTTTCATATCCCATAAAACTATAAAAACGATTCAATCGTTCTGGATTATCTCCATAAGCATAACTCAATTGTATCTCAATGGCCTTAATTTCCACAGCCCAATGATAGATTGCATCATATAATAATTTTGCATTTAATCCTCGTCTATATTCTGGATAAAGATAAAAGAAATAATCCATCACGTAGGTATGATAATTCCAAAAGAATTGATCTGAACCTACTGCGGCCGCACCAGCCAATTGATTGTCATCATCTATTAATACAAATACTGCACTGCGAGGATTGTTTATAAAATTAAGATACCAATTACGCATTTTCGTCACATTGACTTTTAAATGTGGAAATCTACTCTCTTCTATTTGTTTTTGATTCATCTCCAGTAGTGCTGGCAGATCTTCTCGAACCAATCGTCTAACCTGCATCTCTCTCCCAAATTGCATCTGTTTGTTTAAAACCATTTCTATACATTATACCCTGTTGTTCATCATGATCCAACACATAATTGATAGCAGATGTTCTCACTACCTCAACTCCCATTTGTGAACACATAACAAAAATACAATCTAATAATTCTTGATAATATTGTGCTGATCTATATTCAGGCAAAACATAAACAAGATCCACAGATACTCGATGTCGATTATTATAGAACACTCGATCATTCACCAACATGGCAAAACCAATCAATTCATCATTGATAAAAGTGCCCAGTGGATGTATGGCCGCATCTACGAACCAATTCTTTACTGTAAAATTATATGTGGTTTTATCAAAATCAGTGCCAGCTAATCCTCGCTCATAGACAAATTTATAAGCAAGATCCAACATAGGTTGTATATCATTTTTATCTAAAAATCTAAATGTTTTCATTAGTTCCTGCCCCATTTGATATCCTTAACAATCTGCGGACTAAAGTCCATACCACGATCATTAGGAAAATAAAGATTTTGTGAAGAAGGATTGCTTCTTCTACCATTGGTTCTTTCAAAGTCTGCAAATTGGCTAGAACAAGTCAGCACAAGAGTGGCTGAATTCTGTTCTTCTGTGATATTATATCCTGTCACAAAACCATCAAATACCATGAACACATCGTTGCTGGTGAAAGAATAATCTGATCCCAACACAGCACGATATATCACAACTCTTTTATCAATGTAATCATTGTTGAGAACCACTGCTACCATGGTGCTGTCCACTGCTGTAAAAGTTAATTCTAAAGTGCCCACTCGTAAATCTGCACTCTCAACCACTTCACCATATTGAAGGAACTGTCCCTGTGCTAAAAATACAGTGGCACTGGAATCCACAGATGTGGGACTGTTATAAGTCAAATTAATATTTGTTGTGGTAAAATACAGAGGAGTGTTTAAATGTAATTCAATTAGATCTGCAAGAAATACTGTGCGAGCCTCTAATTTGGTTTGAAGACCTGCTCCTATATTCCTTGACATTAGATTTCCTCATTACAATTGATCTGATATCGATAAGTGCCATCCACATTAGAAGTATAACTTAAATTATCAGAATCAAAATAAACTGTAAAAGGCACACTGCTATAAGTCACTGTGGTTGTGTTAGTAATACCTGTGGTCAATGCTGGATAAAAACTTAAAGTATCCACAGTGGAACTGTCTAGATCCACATCTGCAGTCAACATATAAACTTTGTCATGATTGGAAAACTTGATTAGATCTCCTTTTTTAAGAGTTCCTGAACCTCCTGCAGAATTACAAGTGGATTGTCCTGCGGCCACAGTGGCATTCACAGTCACGGTGCCTGTGGCAGTGCCTCTGGTAGAACTGATTACCGGTGGAACGATTGTGAATGAACCCACCTGACCATCCTGTTGAACCACAAAACTATATTGAGCAAAAAAATCTGCTCGAGATAGAGCAGGACTCTGTAATTTAAAACTCCAATACTGAGCACCTGTCTTAATTCTTTGAGTTCTACCACTCATGCTGGTGGTAATTTTACTATTGTTGTTGCTTTGAAAATCCAGTGTGCTAAAACCTGCTGTGGGAAATGTTCCGCTCATATTATACTAAACTCCTTTTGCCTCTTTCGGTCAATGCTCGATTGATCATGCCCACAATTAAATCCTGTCTTGTGGTTAATAATTGATCAAATCCTCTAGCATCCACTGTGTTAATGTTAAAAGTAACATTCATATTACCAGGTGAAGACATACCATAAGAACTGCCTTCTCCCATGTTTAATTTATCGTTGGGAATTATATTACCATTAGAACTTGGCACGAATAATTCTGGTCCTCTTTCGCCCACAAGATATGGCATATTACCAGCAGTTGGTCCACCTGTTGCTCTTGCTTCTGGTTGTCCACCCTCTTGCACTGGTCCACCTTTTGCAAGTCCTAATGCCATTAAAAGCAATCTCAAACCAATTTGTTTCTGTAATGCTCTGTTCGTTCTTTCCACTGCTCGAGCTGTGTCTTCATCAGTTTTTATAATCATTCCTAACTGATCTGCTATAAAAGCCATAATTGGCCCCACAATGAATAATCTAACAAATGCTGATATCAATTCATTAACAATAGCATCACCCAGCATTCTGCCAGCATCTCGAGCACTCATTGTGCCTCGTATAATACCTGTAAAGGCTTGAGTGGCAGCACTACTAATATTATTAAATCCTGATTTTAACACATCTGTTAAGATGTTCATGGTGCTGAACTGTTTGTTTATTTCGTCCAATGTAGTGCCAATAGAAATTTTCATAGCCAACATCTGATCATTGATGGCTTTGGTTGAACTAGACATTTTGATCATTTCAGCTGTGGTTGCTGATATTAATATTGGTGCTTCTTGAAACTTAGAATTTAATTGTCCTATTGATGAAATTAAAGGTGAAACACCACCATTTAATTCAGTCATACTTTTTTTAGACTCGTCTAATTGTTCTTTAAGATTTTTAATCTCTGTTGTGGACCCTTTCATCGAATGATACAAATCGAAGAATCCTAAACCCATTGTTGTTAATCCTGCAATCCATCCTACTGGCCCACCTAACAATATTAATGCGGCACCTATTGCTATTTTGAAAGCATACATCTGCTCAGTTAATCTGCCCAGTGCTTTGGCAAAGAAATCTATTTTTTCTGCGTTGTCTGTTCCTAGTAATGCTTGAATAAATTTGTCAAATTGTTGTGTTAAGTCATTCAGTGCTTGAGTCATTCCACCAGTTCCGCTGGATAAAGCATCTCCTAATTTTGGACCTAATTTTTGAAAATATGCTATGGATAAATCACCATTTTCTTTAATAACATCATAAACTACCTTGCCAAGATATTGTTCTAATAACGGACCCAATGTTTTGGCGCTGGCTGCACCTGTAGTTTTTAATTTTATAAATTCTTCTGCTAATGAATCAATGTCTGTGCCTGTGGATCTTGCGGCTCCACCCAACATCTGCATGATACCTGGAATTTGGTTTATATCTGTGCCTGCTAATAATAGACCTTGCGTGGCTTTTAATGTTTTATCTAATTCAAAACCATACTGTGCTGAAAATTTAGCGGCTTCTTGATAGGCTTGATTGCCTCTGCCCACACTGCCTGTAAGAGCATTTAAGGATAATCGAATTCTTTCAGTGGCTTTTTCTAATTCTATGACTCTTCCAATAATTTGAGTTCCACCAAAAGCAACCAATGCGGCTCTAACTATTCTAAAAGTATTGCTTAGGCTAGCCCCTTGTTTTTCTAAACGATTAAGTGAATTGCTTAATTGAGTTACTCCACCTAATCCTTTAATAATAAGGTTTAAATCAAAATTATAACCAGCCATTATCTACCCCTCGCTTGGTTGCTTTTGTTTTTTGAAGCATTCATAGTTTTTCTCTGCTCCTCATTCTCTAATGTGATGTATCCGGCCCACATCTGTATTTCCAACGCTGTCATCATCATAACTTCCTCGATAGATTTTTTTAGTCTATCAGCCAGCATTATGATGAATCTTAATTCACCGTCGGCTGCTATTCCTTTGCGATTAGATCCGGTGTTGATTGAATCTTAGCATTGTTGATCGCAGTAGATATTTTAATAATAACTGCTGGATCTGCTTCATTCATCAATTTAAATCTGTCCGCTTCAGTAAACAGTCTTTTTCCACTGGCATCTCTGCTTTTTACCAAAACAGTTTCAACCAATGCTTCAACAACCTGTCCCTTAGAAGCCAACTCTACAATTTTTGTTTCGTCTTTGAAAGAATGAGTGGTTCTGAAATAGATGTCAGTGCTCCATTCTTCACAGTGATATTTTTCTAATTCACCAGAGATACTTTTTTGATAGTGTTGGCTTATTTTGTCTTGTATTGTCATTTTTATTTTCTCCTAATTGTTTGTCGTCGTTTGATTACCTCAACTACTGCAGGTCCCACAACTCCAAGCGGTGCTTGAGGGCTGTGTCCTTCCTCCAATCGTTGAGAATATGGTTGTGGGTTACGAATATTGGCTCTATTTGTAGTGACAGTCTGTGTCCAAGAACGTTTAAACTTACCGCTCCTAACAGGACTTCTTCTTCGAATAGTATTATATAAATCTGCAACCAATTCAGTTTTTTCCTGATTGACTGTTTTGTTTATATCATTGACCATTCTTTTAGAGTCAAATTTAATAACCACTTCAACCATATTATAGACTTGTTCTTGTTAATGCACCAGAACCTTGGAAAGATACTGAACATTCCACCATACCATCAAAGTTTGTTGTGATAGAGTGAGCTGTTATGATAACTGTTCCTGAAAGTTTGATTCCAGTAGTTTCACCAGATGGGTATAGTTCGATTGTAGTCGCACCATTGTCGCCACCGATTGCATTGAACAAATTTACTTGTCCTTGATTGTCATCTCTAAAATAAAGATCTGCAGATCCTGAGAACTGTTTAAGTCCTGGAAGATATGCTCTTGATCCTGATCCCATTACAGATGTTTCGATTGCCTGTGTTTCTTGCTCTATAGAGAAAGTTCTAACACTGGCTACTGACACAGCAGAAGAAGCAGTATCAGAAAATTTGAATACTCCAGACTCTCCTGTGTATGTTGTTGTATTTGTTGCCATTATTTGGCCTCCTTGTTATTCACAGGCACCTGTGAAGATTTTATTACTTCAGCACGAGCAGTCATATGATAATACAATTTTGTAATACCATAGTTTCTTTTCGGCCTATCCTCGAATGATGTGTGCCCATCATTATTCTTTTTTACAGAATTCATTATACTACTCCTTTTTTATAAGTGTATGTAATTTCCACAGTCACTACCACTTCCGCTAAAGGCAATTCTCTGGTGACCAATTCTATATTCGCTACTCGAGTGGTCACATTGTGGATGTTGCCTGAAGTTAAGCTCACGTTTCTGCCTCGTTGAGTTTCTAAAGTTTCTTCTATTCTTTCTATTAATTCATTACGAAGAGTGTCTAATTCTGTGCCTCTAAGATAGCATCTCAATTGATACTGTATCACTCCCTGTCTTAGATCCATGGAAACATCTTCTCTGGATTCATTGGCAGTGATTAATAATATTGCTGGAAATTGTGTGATGGCCAATTTGGTAACATCAAAATACTTGCGGCTTACCAATCCTGGTGCTGGATCAGTCATGTTGATCAATTGCTCGACCATGTTAATGGCAATGTTTTCTCTTGCGGACATTATCTCACCAATCTACCGAAATTGAAAGGCTGTCTCTCTGAATCTGATATGGTTCCTGAACTGTCCACATCGTATTCAACACCTGATTTCAATATTAATTCAAATTCTTCTCTGAATTTTTCTTTGTAATATCGCATCTTTTCTCTGAAAGAATCCCCTTCAACCGCCCATGAAGATAACTTCGGATAGATGTAATAAGCCAGCACGTGATAACACGCGGCTCTGGTAAACTGTGATGTGGTTAATCGACTTGGAGACAATTTAGTTTTTGCTCCAATGATTGTGATGTCATACTTGCCGTATTCTGCTGTGGGAAACCACTCAATATTCAATAAACGTATGATATCATCATAAGTTTTTTCATGCAAATCAGAAAAACTTTGTATACCAAATTCTTTTATCTGTGGTTCGTATTCGATGAGATTGTCATCGTTAGCAAATTGTGACATATAGAGGTCCTACCTTCAATTAATTAATTTTTTTACCAAGTCCTTCTTGGTAACATTATTTAGCGGTTGTGAGTGTGTCAATCAAATGATTGGTGGTGATATTATGAATGCGAATACCGGCTGGATTATTTCCCACCAAAACTATGCTGTGTTGTCTGCCCCATCGCTCCAACAGTTGCTTGGAGGAATTGGTCATTTTGTTTATGAGTTGAGTTTTTTTATACTGTGCATCAAATATGCTGTGATTACTATCGCCCCAATCACAGCCCAGTATATAGATGGTAGAAAACTTTAAATTCATTGCCAATCGCACTGCCAATAAACCACTATTATGTGGTTGATCCAGTGTGGTATAATGCACTTCTTGCCATGTGGGTAATTCTTTCTGTCCATTGCAACCATAGTATTCCACACCAGATTCTATTGCTATAGAAGGTCTTAAGGATCTGTCAAACACCACCACTCGATTGACCGGTCGATGTTGTCTGATATAATTGCAACCTATTTCGTTAGATTGTGGTGGTAAGGTTGTGTGTAAATTTAGAGCAGAAGGTCCATTGAACCAAACTAGGCAGTGTGTCATGATCATATTTACAGTTTTTACAAATCATGCTATAATAATGATTAATATGGCTGAAATAGACAAATTTTGGAAATACGTAAATAAAACAAATAATTGTTGGGAATGGACGAGAAGTCTAAATTCACAAGGTTATGGAAATTTTTCTCTAGGACAACATAAAGTTTATAGAGCTCATCGATGGATCTATGAATATGTGCATAATAAAAAATTACCCAAAGATATCTACGTTTGTCATGTTTGTGATAATCCTAAATGTGTAAGACCAGATCATTTATTTGAAGGAACACAAAAAGATAATATGCAAGATATGATTCAAAAAAAAAGACAAGCAAAAAATAAAAAAGGTATATCTAAACTAACAGAACTAGATATAAAATTAATTAGACAAGATAAAAGAAAAAGAAAATACATTGCTGAACAATACAATGTAGATGTAGCAACAGTATCTAGAATAAGATTAGGCCAAACTTGGTCTTGGCTAAAATGAAGGAGGCCCAATTAAGGGCCTCGATCATTGTCAAACTAATAAAATCAATAAATTGATTTAATTAATTAATTTGTCGCCTCTTACTAAACAAGCATAAGATTCTTTTAAAATCCCATTTCCTCTTGCAGTGGTGGCCACATATTCCGTTGATCTTAAAGAAGCATTTCGTTGCGTCTCTAATCTCAGATTTCTTTTCAACACGTGTGCCGCTGCCATTGGAGAAAATACTGCTCCGAAAGCACCGTTAGCTGAATCTGCCGCAATCGATGTAGATTGGAAGATTTTCACGTTGAAAAGTCTACCCACGTATGCAGATGAAGATAATAAAAGATTACCTGCGTCTGAAACGTGAGGAGCAGCCGAAGCCGCATATCCTGCTTGTGTTAAAACTTTAGCAAGGTTAAATGCTTGACCTGGGTGTAATACTGCAAAGTAATCACCTGATGCATCAGTTGGTGCATTAACGTTTCTAAGTTTGTAGACAGCTTGAAGGATAGTTTCTGGTGTGATTTCACCTGTGCTGGTTCCCACTACGTTAGTAGTAATTGCCGCTTCAGTGAAAATACCGAAAGCATCTACATCGATTTTTTCAGCGATTGCAGATCCTAACATTTGTCCCACATCAGATCCCATATTTCTAGCAGTTGATTCTGCTAAAAGGTCTGATACGTCGATTCTCGCACCAATTTCTGATGCTGAGATTGTGATGTTGCCCACCGCTACTGCTGTGTCATCAAGGTCAACTGTTTGACCTGGTGCTGTTGCAGATATTGATGGATATACAGGTATCTGAGCTGTTAAGCCTGGGATACTTGTCATGTCATACACAGAAAATAAACTTCCTGCGATTGACTTTTCTTGTGCTGTGAACACTGCTTCTTGTAATATATTCGTTAAGAGAGCCGTGTCTGCTGTTTGTAATTCTGGGGTTGCCATGATACAAAACTCCTATTGTTGGTTATCGTCCTTATATGTTAATGCGAGGATATCTCTTCGCTCTTAACTCCTTGTATAAGGCTCTTTGCTTCGGATCATTAAGATCCAATTTGCTGATATCAACGTCGGTTGCTTTAGCATTACTTGATGTGTTTGACTGAGATCCACCACCGGATGGTCCCGCTGTGACGAAATGAGGATTTTCTTTCAAGAATGTTGAAACCAATCCATCTATCGACATAGGGTCACCGCCTTCGGTGTATCTTGTTCGTCCTGTTTTAGGATCTAACACTTCAACTTCACCGGCTTCTGACATTCTAACTTGATCTCGAACAAGTCTTACAACTTGATCTGGATTGATAGCTTTCTTAGTTGATGCCGCATTTAACAATGTGCCATCCACCTTGATTTTAGTCAGTTCCTGAGTTAAAGTAGAGATCTTCTGGTTAGCTTTTTCAGCTTGTTCCTTCAGGATCTTTTCAAACTCACCCTTTTCTTTCGCTTGCTGAATTCGGAGTTCTTCCTCTTTCTGCGTCAGCGATCGATAATGCTCAACATCTACATTTTCGTATTTTTTTGCAATCTTGGCTTCAGCTTTTCTTCTAACTTCTGCCGCAATAGCATCCAATTCCGCTTGTGTGTAGACTCTGGTTGATTCAGCTTCTTGAGCCGTATTTTTAGAGCCTTCCTTTGGTGCCTCAAGAACACCTTCAGTATTGGCTTGCGATGTCGTTTGACTCATCGTAGTCCTCCATTTGTTGTTTACAAGGGTAGGATAGGCCCCTCGATGCAACTATTTAGCAGTGATTATCGTATGTTGAAAAAAGACGTGCTAATGCTCCACAGCACCAGTAATAAGGATCCAATCACTGTGATCAATTTGGCCCACAGCATGATGTTCTCAATGCAAAGTCTTCGTTTTTTGTTCTTGGATATTTGTCGTTGAAGCAGAATGGATTTTTTAGTAATTGCATCTATTCTTTTAAGGAGAGTGCGTTCAAAACGATTCATCCTTTATTTACTTTTTTTCTGTGTCTCTGTAATCGTAGTCGTATTGACCCACTTCTTTTTCATCCGTGGTCCAACGAGGTTGATCCTCTACTGACCAATGATGTGTATTGACCAGTCTATCAATCAAGGGTGGTTGATTGAGATCTGTGCCCATGTTAGAATCAAATACCCTGCATCTGTTGTTGGGCTGTATGGCATAATTGCCTGAGTCCAATGCTATCACGTGTCCGCATTTGTGTTGATCGGGTTTGCTCGCATAACCATAATTCAATTCATTGAAGTCACCTTCTGTCCAATCCAGTGTGAATAGATATCTGCCTTCCTGCTGTTGCTTGTCTCTGGTTGTAAATCTCATCTTGGCACCTGCCAGTTGATGGAATGTGGTCACTGCTATGTTGTAAGAGAATGAATCCCACAGCACCAATTCGTTGAGAGGTTGTTCTTTCACACTCTCTGATTGACAGAATGCTGATATAGGTGCTCTCCACCATATGCCTCCATCTTCCATAACAAAATGAAACAGAGGTGCCTGCTTGGGAGTGGAACACACTCCAAACACCACACACCAAAAATATTTGTCATGTGAGTCTCTTTGATCTCTTAGGTAATTGCCTCTCACATAACATTCTATCAGTGGTATGTTGGCATTAAGATACATTGAGGTCTTTCTTTTTGTGATCCATGTTCACTGGTTCTTTGCCCACATTCTTTGTGGGAGCATACAGTTCCAGCATCTCTTTGGCTCGAGCATGGGCGGCTGTTTTTAATTTTAACAGAGCTTTCCTTGCTCGCTGAGCAGATATACGACTGGGATCAGCCATACATTTGCTGAACTGAAGAAGATATTCATTGTATAAATTTTGAATCTGTATATGCCTGCTGGATTCAACCGGCAGTCTATACATTTTTCTTATAGGCATTACAGTATATATTCGAAACCGTTCTCTCGGTCTAAAAACTTGTAATCCATCATCATAATACCAAAATATTCATTTAACCAATCAGTAACTTCATTGATATCTAATGCTTTACAGGAATATACGTCTAATTGTATTACATTGGGTTTAGGCTCATTCCAACAATGTATTGCGATGTGAGATGTTTCTATAATACAAGTGCCTGACCAACCCACATTACCTTCATTGGGACAATAAGCAGTGAAAGGACCCGCTAATATTTTCATGTCAATTCTGGTTACAAGATCTTGTAATGCTGAATCTAAATCAAAGTTTTTATCAGGAGCCTGATCAACTAGAGCGCGAATCAAAAGGTGCTTGTGCACCAGTTTTGGTTCCATTACTTTTTTTTATACCCGCCGCTCGCATAGATTGCACGGGCTTGTTTCATTGCTTGTTTTTTAGTAGGATAGGTCTTGCCTGAACGACCCCATTTGTATCCACCCTTGGTTTTATGAACTGGCATTATCCCTCATCTCTTTCTACCCAACCGTCTTTTACCAATTGTCTTAATTCGTCTGGATCGGAAACTGTTTTTTGTTGTCCTGTAACTGAATCTATCATCATTTTGGGTTCTTCTTTAATTTCTTCTTCATCTTCCACTTCTGGAACATTGTTAATGTCTAATAGGTTTGGATTTTTTAATGCTGTAATTTCATCTTCATCAAGATCCAACATATCTAATATTTTCATATCAATTGCGGCTTTAACTCTTGGATCTGCTGGATTAGAATCAGCGGCTTTTTTTAATAGATCCATTTCATAGTTTCTATCTCTCACTTGGAACTGTGTAGGATATTTGATCTCTCCATCAAATGTCATGTTCATCCAACGAGCAAATAATCTCCAAATTTGTTCTTCTGCTAATTCTAAATTTCTTGCTTTTTCATTTAATTTTACATCTAACTGAAGCATTTCAGTTTGTAGAGCCACACCAGACATCGCTCGTGTTTCTATGGCTCTCATGGAACCTAAGAATGCCATTCTATCAATGGCTTCAATTTTGCTTTTAACAGAATTCAATATTGAATCTATGGATTGTCCTGATGGTTGTAACAATGATGGTCTTAGACCCGGATCAAGATCATTAGGCATATTAATGATAGCACCTGCTCCTGCTGATGCTTGGCAATCGACAGTTTTAACTAAAGAAGGATGTCCTGATAGTCTTATAGTGGCTTCAATCTCTGATAATTCATTGTAGATACCATTCTGCATATCTGCTATGTCACCGATATCTGACACACCAATTCCTCTAGCAGGGGATCTTTGTGCATACACCCAAACCACAGGCACCTTGCCTATGTTGTTAGGTTTTACTTCTACAACATTGAGAGCATTCTTTTTATTAGGTTCATATGATTCAATTGTGATAGTGTCTTTAGTAATAGTTCTTACATAGAATTGAACGTTTACATTGTCTGCTCGCATTTCTCTTTCTAATAATTTTACATAACTGCATTCATATAGACCACTTGGCAATCGAGTGAATGACCAATCTAAAATGTTTTCTGGAGTATAAATGCTTACATAGGGCCTTAGTCCCTGTTCAAGTTCTTCGGCTCTTGTGCCCACATTGACATCTGATTTATCAACAAGACATAAAACTGAACCGTAGACAGAACTTAAAATGTTTACATCTTTCATAAACGAATCCCAAGTTCTTCCTTCAAGGTCTGCATCTTCTAAGAATGATTCTAATTCTGGCATACCTTCCATGGAACCAAAATCTCGGTCTGGTTCAGTTCTAAATAAGAATGAATTGAAAATATGCACCACTGATTTACAATGGTTATCCAATGGAGTCTGTGCAATTCTAGAGATATATTCTCCAGAACTTTCCATAACATATTTGGTTAGATAATTGCCGAATCTATATTCAATACCACCAAGGTAACTTCTAATTAGGAATTCCCAACGTCTGATATAATTTTGATATTCTGGATGAGTGGTTAATCCTTGAGCATTAAAACCGCCCAATTCTCTGCCACCGTTTACTGAACTAAATTCTGCCATTGTTTACTCCTGTTTGCACTGTGTATCTTTGTGGTGCTTCATGCTCCACTATTCTCACGATTGGGTATAAAAAACTGACCATGTAACCTAGGGCATCATTCATGTGGTCAAATCCTTGAGTTTTGTCTGGTAACACTGTGCCCTCCTTGAACGTTTGTTTTGATAAACTACTTATTAGATTTTTACATTTAGGATTAATAATCACTCCTCTTAAACCCGAAGCATTACACAGTTTGGAATTCACTGAATTCATTCTATCTCTGATGCTCATGTGTCGAGTGGGCATCTTGGTAAGAAAACCAGCATTTTGTAATATATTGGCATCGGTTCTTCGTGCTGAACTGGTTCTTCTTGCTCTTGCTGATGGATCTGGATAAGCAAAGATCTTTTTATTGTGATATCTGTTGTGAATCTCTTCTGCTAACTCATCTGTGTTGGAACTCCATATCTGTATCTCATCAAACACGTATAGAATGTCATTTTTAATATAGGCAACCACTGCCGACATGGGATCCAAGTTAAAATCTATGCCGATATGATATGTGGTAATATCTTCTGGAACCACAAAGTTTTTAACATTGTTTTGCACATCAAATCCATAATACACTATGCCTGAATAGGTTTCCCAGGTAGCCTCGAATTCCTGTCTAAAGGTTTTTGAATCAAGATCTTTTTTTGCTTGTTCAATTTCGTGAGCATCAACCCAACCACCTTGTAGTGTGGTAAACTGCCAACTCTTCCACTCAGGATTGGTGCTGTTCTGTCCCTGTTGATATAGATCATAGAACCAATTCATACCTTTGGGTGTGCCACAAAACAGTGCTCTGCCTTTGGTGTCTGATAGAGTGGGTCTTAGAATTGCAGTCCAAGCAGTCTCATCAATATCTGCACACTCATCCATCACAAGGAAATTTAAACCCACACCTCGTAATGAATCTGCATTGTCTGCTCCTCGAAGACAGATTCTTGAACCATTTTTAAGATACAGAGTTAATTCTGCTTCATTGACTTTTTTGATCCATCTTAGATCTTGTAATATTTTTTTGATTTGCACCCAAGCAATCTGTTTCGCTTGTCTATAAGAAGGCAAAACTAGCCAGCATAATCTATTGGGATTCCTTGCTTCATAACAAATTTCTCGGATTGCAAGTGTGGTTTTGCCAAATCTTCTTCCACATACAGCTACTTTGAATCTAGCTGGATCGTTGGCTACTTGTTGTTGTGGCTCTGATAATTTCATATCTATTCATTGGGCCAAGGTAGAGGTTCTTGACTTTCTGTGTCAGTAGGCGTATCATGCTGTGACAAATAATTTTTCCCTAAGAATATTAACATACGAACATCACCTTTTTCTAAGGCCACTTCCATTTGTTTTCTACGTAATGATTTTTTACCTTCTGCTCGGCCTTTTTCAATAATGTCTTTGTATCTCTTTTTTAAATTGTCCACTGACGTGTTCATTATCATGGCAATTTCTTCATAGGAACACATGATAGAAGCTAATTTGGCAATCAAATCCACATCTAGTTTATAAGATTTTTTTTCTATTTGTGCCATTATAATACCTTGTTTTTTACCACAATGCGGAAATGTCGAGCATCCACATCACCATAGCTGGTTGTAATTTTACATCTTATGTTGTAGATGTTGCCCACTGTGCCGTTGTGTAATCTTATATTCACCACAGGATTGGTTACCACCACATCTGTGGCAGCATTGGTTGGGTGTGCTAGAGGACTTGCATCACCAGATATAGTTTGTATAGTCACCACTGCTGATGAAATTGTGTGTCCTGTCTGCAACCAATCACTCCAATCCAAACCATATTGAACATTGGCTTGTGGATCTTTCACAATGTATAATCCTGCGTTATCTCTTTGAAATCCTGTTAAATTTGACATTATTCTCTTCTCACTTTAGGTGTTGTAGTTCTATCTACCATAGGTGGTATCCTTAACTTCATATTCCTTGTTTCTTGCGGCACTAACCAGTCTCTGTTTTCTGCCGGTATGCTATTTAATCTAATCTCTTCGGGTATTTCTATACCACGAGATTCCGCATCCACAAATATCTGTCGTGTTTCTTGTAATACTCGATATATTTGGTAAGGATCGGTGGTAAAAAACAATCTTGCTGTGAATTCGGGATCAAATGCACTTTCTATGTTTTGAGGATTATTGATCTTGTAATTCGCCAGTGCATCTACCACAGCAATACATTGTGCGTTGGTAACACCACCGGGTTTAAACGTAGGTGTAATGTCTAGATTGAAATCGCTCCTTGCACTCCATAAAAATTTGGCAATGTAATTGGCCAACAGAGTGGCATTGAAAGCACCATCGATGTTCTGTGCATTGTTAATAATATAGTTGGCAAAAGAATTTACAATAAAGTCTGATACCATGGTGCTGGAACCGCCCATTTTACCGGAAGGACTACCATCACATAAGAATTCTGAAATTAACGTGGATGCTCCTGTTTTTAATTTGGCTGCATTCTCCGATAAAGCAGTGGTTGATAATAGATTACCAATACCTCCTCGTTTGGCATTACCAGTATTCTGCGTATTGAATTCTGTGACAATTCTTTCTGATCCATTCCAAGTATCGCTGGGCCATTCATCCCAACTAATATCTGTTTGTTCCCAATTATCATTAGGCCACGTTCCCCAGTTATAATAATCCACGCCATCCCAAGTGTATTGTATTCCTCCAGCCAATAGATTATCTGTAAATTTGCCATCGATAGCAAAATCATCCCAAGTGTAATCTACAGAAATGTCATAGATCAATCCAGCTGTTTGTGTAAAATCAGTATCAGTGGATAGAATTAACCCAGAAGATAGATTTCTAATTATACCTCCTGCAGAAGACAAAGAATAATCCGATTGTAAAGACAATGGATCAGCAAATCGAAAATTGAATGTAGTGGCTGAAAAATCTGCCTGTGTGCTCAGTGATATGGTAGCAAAACGATTTATTTTAGCCTCGGCTGATAAAGAAAAACTGTTTTCTAATGTTTTTTCTACTCCTGTAATAACAGATACACTATTTTCAGATAAAGAAAAATCTGTTTGTATATTACAAGAAGCATTTTTATAATTTGTTACAATACCAGTTATTGAAAAAGAATTTGTTAATGGATTCAAAGTATCTCCATTTAATCCATCAATATTATAATTTTTACCAACCCAACCCAATGTAAAAAGTGTAGTTGCAGAAGATGGTATATTTTGATAAACTTCCCCATTTACTGTAACATCAAAAGAATATGCTCCTGATCCTGATGTTCTAGAAGATTCTAACCAAACTTTTATATATACATAATCAAAATCATTAAATCCTGCATATTGTGGACCTTCTGTGGTTGTGCTAACACCAAAGTTTGGAAAACTTTCATAATTGTTAGTAAATGCAATAACATTATTACCGGTTTTATAAAAAGTCTGTCTAATAGTTCCTTGATTGCTAGATCCGGTAGGTTGTAAATTGGTTATGCCACTGACATAGGTATTTGTCCATGGTGTAAAATATATTGGTGATTCTGCTTGACTCACTCTAGGTTCAGTTATTTCAGCATCCCATATAGATGGTCCAATTTCCCAATATTGATTTACAGTAACTCCTCCAGGTCTTGTGAAACTTGCATTTAATCTATAATATATTTCTCTAACAAGTCCATAGCATTGTGATGCAGATAATCCATTAGGACTTGTTTTTAAAAATTCTGTTATAGAAAAAGGAAAAGTTAGATAATTGCTATGTTTGTTAGTATCACTTAATGTTACAGTTCTTGTGGATAAGTTCCAACTATTACCATTTTGACTATTAATTGTTTTTGTAGTTTCAACTTTGGTGCCTGCTGTTACCGTAGGTAAGTCACCATATGGCCAACTAGATTGAGAATAATTTACGATTTGGTTTAATATTCCAAACGTGCTCATAAGGATTACTCCTTATGCTAATTGAATAGTTAAATTAGATGATGAGATTGTGAATTGGTCACCGGAGCTAACCTGCTTAGACACTGTAAGTTCACCGTAGAAAAGACAGTTTCCACCAGTAGAATTATCCATAATAGCAAGACAGGTCACTGTGTTACCAGAAGCCGCTGTGTTATTGTAATCAGCAGTGGCAACAGGAAATGTCACTGTGGCTGTGTTGGATATAGATCCAGATGATGCCGCAGAACCAAAAGTGATGGCTTGTCTTGAATAGGTTCCATTGTTAATCTCATAATATCCCCAGTTACCAACAGTGGCAGCTGATGTGCCTGACTCTAGAGCTGTTTTTACTGTGGCTGCTGTGCCTGAAAATAGAGCACAATAAACTGTGCTGGCACCAGTGTAAGGTGATGTGCCATATCTTAATGTATGGTCTAATAATTTGTTTTCTAAATAATTCGATGCCGCGTCAGACATTGTTGTCTCCTTGTTAATTAACTGTTTTATTTATACAATATACTCAATATACAATATAATAACTTATTTAATTTTAAAAACGAGTTTTAATCGATGGTGCAGTCCATTCTCCACCAATTTGTTCTTCTATTTTAAAAGGATAATTTCTCCATTTATCCACACCAGCAGTGAGATTAACCCAATCAATTAATTCTTGTTGAGTATCAAAGGTGTAATATTCTTCAAATTTCCAATGTATTCTCCACATATTTTATGTCCTTGTATGACCAGATCCTGGTCCTTCAGTGTTTGGTATCACAGCTATTGTGCCACTGTTAATGGTTGCAGTATTGATGGTGTTGTTCAATGATCCACCATTTACTAGAGTGGTTCCATTGTGATAAAGATATAATTTTGGTTGTGTGGCTCCACCTGAAGTGCCTGCAGTGCCTCCGTTTACAAAACCATCTGTGTTGGCAGATTTATAAAAATAATCTCTCACTGTGGAAGATGTAAAATCTAGATAGCTGTCATAGATCCAAATGGGTCCAGTATCTCCACAAAACTCTTGATTGGCAGTGTAGGCACTGCTGTTAAAATTGCTAGGATTATACCTCAACACAACATATCGCACATCATCTAAATCAGGTTTGGTGGCAGAAGTTCCGGTATCCACAACCGAATTGTTGCCAATGCCTGATGTGACATTCACACCATCGATATACATTTTTCTATTGGCACCGGTGGCCATATCTATTGCAGTCATTAGACAGTGCCATTGACCATCAAATAAATTGCTTAAAAATTCTGCTGATGTATCATAATCTCCGGTAGCACGACTTCGTATAATAATATTGGTATCACCATTGTATAAATTCATCTGTATGTAAGATGCTCCTCCAGATGCGTAGGCTATTCTAAGTTGTCCTCCACCAGTATCATCAGAATCATAATAAGTCATCATACATGATTCATCTCCGGATTCTACTTCTGCAACTGCCTTAAGTCTAAACCAATATACAATACTGAGAGCTGAAGCATCAGCAAATCTATTCGTCATTGTGACGTTAAAACTGGCTTGAGAGGTATTTGCCGCTGAATAGTTGGGACCATGGAAAGCATAGGCTGTGGTAATCGCTGACGATGATGCTGTCAAAACTGATTTTCCAAATCCCAAAGGCATTTTTATATCTCCTTATGCGTAGGCTTTGGCTATATTGCCATATAGGTTCGTGCCATCGTTGAATATGGTCACAATGTCAATGGCATTGGCCGTTGTGGTTAAAGCAGGTGTTCCTCCTGCAAATTTTACTGCTGTGGAAGTGTCTGATGTGAATGTGGCTGTTCTTGATCCTGTGGCATCTTGCACAATGATCAGAGTCACTGTTTGACCTGTGGAAAGATTGGCAATACCAAACTGTGTGTTGATTGCCAGTGTCACTTTATGCACTGGTGCAAGGTCAGCATCCACAGTGATAGTGGAGCTGGATGTTAGAGCATTGATTTTTTCAAGATATCTTTCTAAAGTTCCTATTCTTGATTGATAGGTATCATCTGCTGAATAGAAAGCATACTTGTTGGTTGCTGATGAACCTGTGTGAACATAGTAACCATAGTGATTGGTGATCAAACTGCTGGCTGTGGTAGGAGCATCATAGAAACCATATTCATTGGTAACAAATCTATTGGTATTGTTGGCTCCTGTGCCTGCTGTGCTTATTGTGTCTGCGATATATCCAATTGAGTTGGTGATTCTGCTGTATTCTCCTGTGTTGGCTCGCACAGCATTGCCCACTCTTGCTCCCATTTGATTGACCACTGTGAGGTCACCACCGTGTCCTTCTTGTATTTCGTTAAAAGCAGTTAATCCCACTTGGTTAGGTGTGGTTTTGGTTCCACCACCTGAATTTTTGTAACCTGTGGAAACAGCTATACCTCTAATGGCTGCTGATCTTGAACCTGTCACAGTGCTGTCAGCTGTGGCACCTGCCATGTCAAATAAACTCAATACAGAATTACCCCAACGGAAGTCGTTGTCATTGTAGGTTGTAGCAGATGAATCTGCCTTGCCGTAGCTGTAGATCACATTGTTAAAATGT